ACGATTATCTTCAGCAGCAGGGCAACCAGCTTAATGCTATCGGGCAAATGGCTGGAATTGGCCAGCAAGGAGTGGCAAATATCTACAATGCCGGTGGCGCTCTGAATAATCTGCAAACGCCGCTCTATTCCGACGCTCAGACGCAGAAGGGTGTGGGCGCTGAAAGAATGGATTACCGCCAAGCCCAGATTGACGCGGCCAATCAGGCACCGTGGGCGCGCGTTGGCAATCTGGCCCAGATCGCACAGGGCATTGGCTCTATGGGCGGCACGAGCAGCGGCACCTCTACCAGTGTCGGCATTAGCCCGCAGCAATACACGCCGACGCCAAGCGCTGGTCAGGTAGCCTTGGGTGCGGGCATGGCTGGCCTTGGATTGGCGGGCAACGTGGCTAAGGGCGGCGGCGGCTGGTCTAGCCTGTTCAAATGGGCATAAGGACGACGTAGAATGGCTTACAATCCTATGACCGGCAGATTTGAGCCTGACATGGCTCCACGTATCGGCCTTGCTTTGCCTGCTTTCACGCAAATGCGGCAACCGGCTGTCCAGCCGCAGCCACAGCCGCAACCGGGTATGGGTCTTCTCAATAAACAGCCGGAAGCGGAACAGACCGGATTTGATCCCGAAGGCGCTATGCGGAACATTTACGGCGCTGGCGGTCCGGGTGACGCGCTTGTCGCGCTTGGCGCTGGCCTAATGACCGGCAGGAACGTGGGTCAGGGCCTCTTGCAGGGGCTACAGACGGTCCAATCGCAGCAGGGCCTAGCTAACCAGCGCGAGATCATGAACGCGCGTCTGAAGGCTCTACAGGCCAAGGCAAGCCAGCCTGATTATGCCACCGTAACCGCTAATGGACGGGCGCTGTTTTACGATAAGAATAATCCGCAGGCAGGGGCAAGTCCTATTCCGGGCATACCTGACGCGCCGAAGCCTCAAACCGGTCACTGGGCGTCGCCGGAAGAGGTTCCTGAGCCATTGCGGAATAAACCCGTCTGGATTGACGCAAGTGGCCTTCCGCATGTGCAGAATGTAACAGAGCAGCCGGATAAGGGTCAGGAATTCTTGCAGGGCGTTAATGCTCGCACAAAGCTGATTACGGAACAGGGCGGCGATATTAAAGACCCAAAAAATCAGCAGTTCATTAATACAGGCAAATATCCGCGTGAAGACGCGCAGCCGCTTTCTGCCTCTGATAAAAAAGCAATTCTTGAAGCCGACGAAATGGTAGCAACGAATGAGGCTGCTATTAATGCGCTAGGTCAGGCTAAAGAAGCCAGCAAGAAGGCTTGGGGCAATAAAGTTGGGTCAATGACTTCAGGCGTATTAGCGCCATTTGTTCAAGGCGCACAAGATACTGTTGATCTTGATAACATTGTTGGCGGCAACGCCTTGGCCTCGCTGAAATCAGTGTTTGGCGGCAATCCCACGGAAGGCGAGCGCGCAATCATATTGCAGCTTTCCGGTTCTTCTGCTTTGCCCGACGCTGAGCGTCAGAAGATTTACGATCGAGCTATTCAAATGGCTCAGAAGCGCCTCGAATTTAATAAAAAGCGCGCTGGCGAGCTACGCGGCGGCACATACTACCGTCCAGATAATGGCGGTGTTCCGAACATTGGCTGGAGCCTTCAATGAAACTAAAAATTGACGGCGTTGGCCTGATTAATGTTGGTGACGATTTTGCCAATCTATCGCCTGACGATCAGAATGCGTTTGTCGCGCATGTCCGTGATCAGATCGGCAAAGGCGTAAAATCTGCGATCCCGACGCCACAGCCAGTCGTTACTCAAACTGAAAAGCCAAATGAGCCAAAACTCGACCAGTATCAGTCTGCCGCAAAATCGAAGGCTGACAGACAGGAAAAGCTAGGTTTGCTTGACGCGGGCGCTGGTCAAAAGCTCTTGCAGGGCATGACGTTTGGCGGGAGCGACGAGGCGCTGGCCTTGGCTGAAACGCCTATGGCTATGATCGAGAACAGGACGTTTAATCCTGTTGAGGGTTATAAATATTCGAAGGCATTCCAGAATGAGCGGCTGCGTCGCTCTGACGAGAAGACCGGACTAGGGGGCGATATTGCAGAGTTAGCTGGCGGCGTTCTTTCTGGCGGCACACTTGCTCGAGGTGGCGCTACGCTTGTCAAAGAGGGCCAAAGGCTTCTGCCACGCATAGCGGCTATGGGAACGGAAGGCGCTGGGTATGGCGGTGCTACGGGATTTCTGACCGGCGAGGACGAGGGGCGCTTTTCCGGCGCGGCGTCTGGCGCTGCGTTAGGCGGCTTGCTTGGCGCGGGTATTCCCGCTGTTGGTCGCGGTATCGGCATGGCGGCGTCGCCGGTTGTTTCAAACGTCATGTCTGCGATTGATCCGCAGGGCGCGGCTCGCGCGCGTGTGGCTCGTGCTGTAGGCGAAAGCGGTCGGTCTGTCAGGGATTTGTTCTATGACATGGGCAACGCTTCTGCCGCTGGACAGGGTGAGTTTGCGCTTGCGGACGCCTTGGGTAATCCCGGTCAGAGGCTTCTATCTACTGTAGCCCGTGCGCCGGGTGAGGGAAGAACTCAAGTTGTAGATTTCCTGAATGCCAGACAGTCTGGTCAGGCCGAGAGGGTTGGCAATATTATCGACGAGGGTCTTGGCGCTAATCGCACGGGCAGACAGGCTACCGCTCAACTGAGGCGACAGGCGCAATCTGACGCTGGTCCGTTGTATAGAGCGGCAAATGAGTATCCCATTCAATGGACGCAGGAAACAGAAGCGTTTCTGAATGACCCTATTATGCGTAAGGCGCTTAATCAGGGTATTGAAACGCAGCGTCTTGAAAGTTTGGCAACCAATCCCGCAAATCATAACGCAGCGGATTTCACCCTTGGCGCGCTGAATGAGGCGGCGGAACAGCCCGGTGTTCAGGCTGCTGGTCCTAATATGCGCGTTCTGAATGCGATGAAAATAGGTCTTGACGATATGCTTGAGGCGTATCGTGATAAAACGACCGGACGCTTGGTTCTCGATGAGCAAGGAAGGGCTATTGACCAGCTACGTCGGGCATATATCAATCACCTCGATCAGATTAATCCGTTCTATGGTCAAGCGCGTCGCGCATACGCAGGACCGGCGGCTGAAAGAGAGGCTGTGGGTCGTGGTCAAAGCGCCGCTACACGAGGCCGACCGGAAGACAATATAGGCGATTTTCAAAACCTCTCGCCTACTGAGCAAAGAGGCTTCCGCGTTGGATATGCCGATAGATTAAATGAGGGAATTGAGCGTGGCGCAGAAGGGGTCAATGCCGCGCGTAAATTTACCTCAATGAAAGCACGGCAGGAATTGCCTGAACTGTCTCTATATCAGGGGCCAATGCGTCCCGGCGAGCAGAATGAGATTTTCAATCGTCTTGGTCGCGAAAATACAATGTTTGAGACGCGGCGTCAGGCAATTGGCGGTTCTCAGACTGCGGATAATTTGGCAGATCAGGCAGAAAATCAGATTGATCCGCGTGTCTTTGGCTTGCTTGCACGAGGCGATTTCCTTGGTGCTGGCGGACAGTTTCTACGTGGCGCGGGGAATGTTATGGGCGGCAATACACCGTCCGTTCGCAAAGAGCTTGCGGACATTCTGTTAACAACCGGCGAGAATGACGGCGGTCGTGGTTTACTGCGTCAAATGGTTTTGGACAGGTTCAGACAGTCTCGTGTTCAAAAAGATAGGGATCGGCTTTTGCGCGGTCTATTGGCGGCGGAAGGCGAGTTTGCTGGTTCTCGCTAACGTAAGTGAAGAATATATCTCTTAAACGCCGCTACCACGACAATCAAAATCATTACACCAATGAACCACCAAAGTCCGGGACCGAAGAACGGTTCTCGAGGCTTGTCTTTGTCGCGTTCTAATTTCCACTGGTGAGGCTCAAGGTCAAAATCCATAATGGCTCTCCTAAATCGCTACATTCCGCCTGAAGGGCGAGGCTTGCTTAACGCTATCGCTGGCCCGGAAAGCGGCGGCGCGTACGACGTTATCTATGGCGGAAGGCACATAGACGATCTGTCTCACCACCCGCACATTGCCGTCCCAATTGCCAGCGGACCCAACAAGGGAAAGACAAGCTCAGCCGCCGGAAAATACCAGTTTCTGGGCGATACATGGGACGATATTGCGGGCCGTTACGGACTGCAAGACTTCTCACCCGCCAATCAGGACTACGGTGCGTGGGCGTTGGCCAATGAGGTCTATCGTAAAAAGACCGGCGGCGATCTCACAGAGGCTCTACGGGCCGGGAAGTTACCGGAAGTAGCCCAAACCCTGTCCGGCACATGGACGAGCCTCGCAGGCGGCATAGAAGCGCAGCCACAAGGGCAGGGCAGAGGGCTTTTGGCAAATTATCAAACAGGAATGGGCCAGATCGCCGGTTCCGAGCCTGTTCTGGCGTCAGACAGCTTTGAGCCGGTGGCGGATATCGCGTCGCAGCCGGACACAGAGCAAGACGAAAGAACTGTCTACGATCAGGCCGCTATGCGTTTCTTGCTCGCTAAAATGGTCCCTGCTGAACAAGAGCAGCCGGAAAATCCACGAATGCGCCTGGCTGCTGCTGAGCCTATGTCGCCGCCGCCAAGGCCGCGCGGGTTGGCCTTCAAGCAGATCACGGTTCGCACAAGTCCCAAATTCAACATGCGGAAGATATAAACATGAGCGTTTATCAATGGTCCACGACGGCGGGTTCAAACGCTTCCGCTGATAGCAATATCAATTGGGCTGAAGGACAGCTTCCGTCCACGGTAAATGATAGCGCGCGATCAATGATGGCGGCTCTTGCAGCTTTGGTTCGCGATCAGGGTGGTTACGCTACACTTGGCGGATCAGGAAATACATTTACGCTTTCCTTGTCGCAGGCCATGACAAGCCGCGTTCCGTCTCTGATTGGCTTTTTTGCCACTCGGTCAAATACCGGCGCTGTGACTATGAATGTTGATAGTCTTGGCGCTGCACCATTGCGTCGTGTAACGGGAACTGATCTTGTTTCCGACGATATTGTTAATGGTGCATTTTATATTATTTCATGGGACTCAACCAATTCAGAATGGAAAATTGCCGGTCAATCTGGACTGCTGCCACTAACCGGCGGCACAATGACGGGTTTGCTCACCCTATCAGGCGCGCCGACGACGGGGCTTCATGCGGCAACTAAAACTTATGTTGACGCGGTAGCCTCTAAAACTGTCACCGCAGGAAGCGGCCTTACAGGCGGCGGCGCTATTAGTAGCGATCCTATCATATCAATTTCTTCTGGCGGCGTTGGAACCACAGAACTTGCGTCAAATGCAGTTACAACAATAAAAATAACGGACGCTAATGTTACTCCTGCAAAAATAGCTCAGCCTTTTACAGCATCTACTGCTCAAACAGTAACGAGCGGAACCACAGTTGATTTCACAGGAATTCCTTCTTGGGTAAAACGAATAACTCTCTTGATATCTAATACCTCGTTTGTTTCTCCCGGCGATACACTATATGTTTTGGCTGGCACCGGCCCTTCTACTTTTGAAAATACCGGCTACACGTCCTACGGTTACACCTTGAACGGTGGCGGCGCGTCTTCATCAACTACTGGTTTTACTTTTAATATGGGAACTCAATTTGTATTTTCTGGAACCCTCGTAATATCAAACATAACGTCAAACACTTGGGTTGCTACAGGTCAGATCGGCGGCAGCGGCGTCACAAACATAAGCATATTACAGTCAGCCAAGACAACAGCGTCAACTTTGGCGAGCTTACGTATTGGCGGTGTTTTGGGCCGCGCGTTTGCGTCCGGCACGTTTAACATATTTTATGAATAAAAAACGGTGCCAGAGGACGACATAAAGTTTATTCAAGGGCTGTGCCTCATTGGCGCGGCCCTTTTTCTTTGCCGCTTGCTCATCGAGCTAGGCTTTTTTCTGCATAGGGGAATGCTGTTCCAATGATTAACTCACGCAACCTCTCCGACCTTCACCCTGTCGTTCAGGATATGGCTAAAAAGTTCATTACTGCCGCGAAGAAGGAAGGCATCGACGTTCTTGTCACGTCCACCTATCGCGACGGCGAAAGCCAAAACTCGCTTTACGCGCAGGGCAGGACAAAGCCGGGCCGCATTGTAACAAACGCTCGCGCCGGTCAGTCGTGGCACAATTATCGCCTCGCATTCGATGTCGTGCCTATCGTGAACGGCAAAGCGATGTGGAACGATTTGCGGACGTTCCGCAGGCTTGGCGCAATCGGCAAGGGCGTCGGACTTGAGTGGGCCGGTGATTGGGTAAAATTTCGAGAAATGCCTCACTTCCAATGGACAGGGGGGCTTACTTTGGCTCAGTTGCGGGCGGGGAAAGTTCCAAAGATGAATGCTTAACAGCTTGTTTGCGCAGCGCGTAAATTGTTTTTATGGCTTGTCCGACAATTTTCATTTCTTCAACAGTCAGTCGGTCGCCTCTTGCAAAATTACACGCTGCGCAACAAGGAACAACATTTGCAGCTACGTGAGGCAAATTGTTGTCAATTCTATCTAGCCCTCTTGGGTAATCAACCGTATCGCAATAAAAGCATGATTTTGAAATAAGTTGAGCAACTTCTTTTGTGGACATATCGCAAGCATCAATACGCTCGTATGCTTTGCGCAAAAATATAGCTCTGCCCATAGTAGTTTTTGCGTATTTCTGTTGAGCAATTTTCTTTTTTTGCTTTTGCTCATCCGTCATAGAAAGCCAACGTTTTAAACGCTTATCTCTGCCAACACATCTTTTTTTATGGCATTCCCGACATTCGTACGCAATTCCAAGCGCACGACCTTTATCTATTCCAAAATATTGTTCCGTTGCCGGAAGCTCGTTTTCGCATCTGTTACAAATGCGAAATCCTTCAATAGATGATTTTCTGTAGTTTCTAGGCATATCAGAAAGATACAAAAAAATGCGCAAAAGTAAAGACAATCCTCACTTTCAATGGACCGGCGGTCTGACGCTGGCTCAGCTTCGTGCTGGCAAGCAACCGCCGACTAAGCTCGCATGATTACCGTCCTTAACGCCATCGCGACCGGCGGCGCGCTGCTGGTGTGCCTAATCATGCTCGCCATTCACTGGGTCGACACCCGATGACCGAAACCCTACGCTTTCTGCTTGTCGCTTCCCTGTTCACCGTATGCCTCTTTGGAGTGGCGTTCTTGCTGACAGGCTGCGCGGTCGAAGGCGCAGGTTTTTCGAATACCCAGCAACACACAAGGCCGGTTGTGTGTAGTGAAATCCGTCCCGGCTACACACAATGCAGGAGTGTTTAATATGCCCACCATTCTCAGCAACTGGATGACGACCATTCCCGGCATCCTGACGCTTGTCACCGTGCTGTTTAATATCTGGCAGACGAAGACCATTGACTGGCCGGAGCTTCAGCGCGCGATGCTTGGCGTCGGTCTTATCTTCGCGAAGGACTTTAACGTGACCGGCGGAACCCGCTCGTGATTGTCGCAATCCTCACGGCTATCAGCGGTCTATTCACGGCCGCTGGTAAGCTCTTTGAATGGCTGTATGCCCGTCAGCTAGTGGACGCTGGCCGTGTTCAGGAAAAGCTTGATGCGCTCAACAATCAGGTCCGGGACGCTCAGATTGCCGTTGCGGCTCGTGAAGCTGTGCGGGCTGCTAACGCTCGCAGCGTGTCAATCGACGAGCGAGACCCGTTTCTCCGCGACTGATACGGCGTCCTTCTGCGCGACGGCAAAAGCGATATATTACAGCCGACACGATACGAAACCGACGATTGCACAAATCCGCGAACACAACGCGGTTGGCGTGGCTCTGAAATGCGGATGGGTGCAAAAGTGACGGAAGAAGCGCAGAAATTTCTGGAAGCACTCAAGGAATACGGCGCTGCTCTGTCTGCTCCGGTTGGCCTAATTGGATTTTGGGCTGGCCGGAAAAAGGCTGCGGCTGAGACGGCGAAACTGGAAGCGGACGCAGCGGCGGCTAAACTAGACAGCATGACCCGGCATTTTCAGGCGCTCATTGACGGCTATGAAGCTCGCGTCAAGGATTTGACCGACGAGATTGAAGCGCTGCGCGACGAGATTAAGGAGCTTCGTCAGGCGCTGGACAAGCGGCCTCGGCTTTAACTTTTCCCAGAATAGCGGCGCGAGCGGCGCGTATAGGCTCACCGTGAATAATCACGCAATCTATGTGTTCGCTTCTGCGCTCGGAAATTTGATTATCCAATATAAATTGAATAACCGCCCGAAGCCGCGCGTTTTCTTCGCGCAGGGCGTTGTCCGCCTGCTCCCGTATCACCGGCTCAGCGACTGCGAGTGCGGCGCGGGCTTCGAGTAAATAAATTTTGCGACCAAATTCTACCCCTTCCCAGTTCAACACTCCATCGCTCTCCCACGCAGCCTTCGCCATCTTCTCAATCAGTTCTTCGCGTTCCTGTTCAGTCATCCTTCTCTCCCTTCAGAATAACCTTATGCTTTTTCGTTTTCCGCAACTCATTAAGCCACAGCATACGCTTCAGTTGCTCGTCTGTAGGCTCTGCTTTTGGCGATAAAATCTTTACGATACGCCTTACAAGCGCCAGCCTTTCTTCTGAATAGTTCATCCCGCTCCCCCATCTTTCGTAAACGTCAGCACCGCCGCCCATATCAGCGCGGTCAGGATGGCGATTATCCAGTAGACCCAGCGCAGCATCATCCCCACCCATTCCAACCGCAGAGCGATACGATCCGACCCGGTTTGTCTTTCTTCCACCCCGGCAGATCAGAACGTCTTTCCTGTTTTGGTTTTGACCCATACTTGCGCTCATGCGCCGCCTTTACCGCTGCAATGCGTTTTTCCTCATTCCGCTTGCGGCGTTCTTCAATCTGTTCAGGCGTCATTTTCGCCTTGGCGCGATCCCGCACGGCTTGATTGTTCTTCGCCTTCATTGCGAGGTAGCGAGCGCGAAACTCAGGGTCTTCAGCGCAGCGCTTTTTGATTTTCTCGTATGCCGTCATTTTTTAATCTCGGCGGCAAAGGCGAGGTAATTCACGCAGTCGAGATAATTGTCCCGCTTAGCCGGACTTGTCCGCATACGCGCCAGCTTGACCGAGGCCATAATGATCGCAACGTCATGAGCGGTCAGCGCACGGCCTAAAATTGCGTTTGCAATCCGCGCCACGTTCTCAAAATTGTCTTCTATCCCGCCATAGTCTAGGCCACGCTCGCCAATGATAGCGGACGCCTCGGATAAAAATTGTTGCGGGTTCATGCGCGCCTCCCGGAACAAAGCGGGAAACGACTGTGCCGAGTTCTGTGCCGAGTCGGACCTAATTGTGCCGGGATATTTGCAGAACTGGCCCGATTTATCCACAGGCTAAAAGCGGCTGCAAGTGTTTGATGTATGGCGGAAGGGGTGGGGTTCGAACCCACGGTGGAGTTGCCCCCACGGCGGTTTTCAAGACCCGTAAATATCAGCCTTAATGCTAGCATAATCAATTACCTATGTTTTGCTGTGCCGACAAATTGTGCCGACCCGGCTTTCGCGACGGCTTTCTGCTCCGTCGTCAGGAACTCAAGATAAATTTCCGTCGTCTTGACCGAGGTATGGCCGAGGTGGTGCTGTAAATCGTAGATGCTCATGCCCGCCTGTAGCGCCTCGACGGCGAACAGGTGCCTCAGATCGTGGAAACGGAACGGAACAAACGGACGGCCTTTTCTGGCCGATTGAGAGGCTACTTTCCGCCTATGGTGGGTGAAGTCCGACGCGGCCTGCCGGAATGGCTCGCCATTGGCCTGACAGAATATTAGATCGCTACCGAGGGTATGCGGCTGGCTCGAAATGTGCCGCGATGCGTCTATGGATAGGGTAATCACCCGCCGCTTGTTGCCTTTCCCAATTACCTCAAGGGTTCTGGCCTTATCATTGAAGCCGGTCCATTTTGCCGTGACTAACTCGCCCTGACGACAGCCGGTAAGCCAAGCAGCCCGGATCATAGCGCCCATACGCGGCCCGGCGGCTTCTATAATGGCCTCTATGTTTCTGATCTCGGGAAGGACGATAGGATCGCGCCTCTCGCGCAGCAAACGGCGTTTGGACAGGGTAGGGTTTCCCTCTCTCCAACCCATAGCCTCCGCATATTCCAGCACCCGGCTAATAGCCGTCAGATCGCGCCGGATCGTGGCCGCGCTGGCTCCCGTCTTCCGCCGAGCCGTCATGTAACCGGCTATCACCTGACCGTCGATCTGATCCACGCTGTAGCGGGACAGGTAGGGTTTAGCCTGTTCAAGGGACACGGCATATCTCATAGCGGTTGAGGCTGCGATCTGATCCTCGGCGTGTGCAAACCATTCCGCCACGGCCTCTAGCCACGATTTCCGGGCCTGACCGCGTTTGCGCGCTGCTTTAAGCTCGTTGAGGCGTTTGTCCCGTGCTTTCCGCGCATCTTTAATATCGTCTGTGTGTAGGCTTTCTCGGCATTCGACGCCGTTAACGGTGGCGCGCAGCCAGTATATGCCCGCTCTCTGATAGAGATTTTGGTCAGACATTCCGCCTCCCTCTCGGCTATAAAGTCGCGGATTTTCTTCTCGTCGAAGGTCCAGCGACCGCCGATTTTTGCTGAGCCGGGTAATTCTCCCCGACATGCCAAGGCTATGACATTCCCGGCTGAAATGCCAAGAATGCTTGCAGCGTCTTTGGCCTGTATCCGCTCAGCCATTGATTTCCTCATACATTGGCCGTCGTGATACGACCTTTGTCAGTTCCAGCTTTTCCTTTTCGCGTCGCGGGAAGCCTTTGCCGCTTTTGCGTATGCCAAGATTGCGAGCTTCAACCCTCTTTGCTTTCGCGATAGCACCAACGTCAGCGCGCGTTTTTTCCTTGTGGCAACTTTTGCACATGAGAACTGCATTTGACGCAATTGGCTCGCCTCCCATCGCATCCGGTATTTTGTGGTCAATTTCATATTGTTTTGTCTGCTGCCCACATGTTTCACAATAAACAACGCCGTTATTTTGCATGGCGCGTTTTACTATTTGCACTTTAATTGATTTTGGAAACTCGCGCCTTGCCATTTAGCTCGCCTTCAAATATTTCCAATTTTGTCGCGTCTTAATATGCCGAATTGCTGTAGTAGATACGTTGAATTTCTCGCTGAGCTTCTTGTAGCTTTCTGTTGAATTAATAATTAAAATTACCTGTTGTTCGGTAAGTTTTGATGCTGGATTTAAAGAGCCGCGCAATGGCGGTCCGCCACGCCAGCGACCTTTTAAAACCATGTCTGTCACGTTTAATTTCGGATTTCCCGCCCAAAGATGTTTTGGATTGCAACACGGCGGATTATCGCAAGCATGGCACACGTTTTCGCATTCATAGCCATAAGTTATGAAAAAAGACACTCGATGAGCCAAATTTGGCCTTCCTCCAATATCAATCAAGCCATATCCATTTAAATCTCTTCTGGCTTTCCATTCCCAACATTCATGCGGCAAGCCAACATTAACGCGCTCATAAAATCTTTTCGTAATATTTTCTTTTGCTCTTTTATTTCTTGTTGCTGCTTGACAAGTTTTGGAGCAAAACTGCGGATTGGCAGCACGTTTTGCGCTAATTCTATAGCGTTCAAATGTTTTTCCGCATTCAAAGCAATTGCACAGTGTCATTGCTTTACCTCAATTTTAAAGTAAACCTGTCCGTTGACGGTGGCGCGCTTGATCGCGGCCACCTTCACAGCGCGCGGGAACTCCTGCCGAGCCATTACGCAGCCTGAACCTGATCAGAAAACACAACTCCGCGTTCTGCGGCGAAGGCTTCCATTAACGTGAGTAGATCAGCCATTTCCGCTTTCGTCATTGTGCTGGTGTGCAGACCGAGGACGACAAACCCGCCGTCTATGCCGGGAACCGCTACAGCCTTACGCAGACTTGCCGTCAGCATGTCTTTCCAATCCTCGGCAGACAGCTTCTGGCCATACCACTCAACCTGACGGGATAATTCCGTCAGTCGTGACCACATGAGCGAGTTCTGATCCAGCGACCGCGTATCGGCCTTACGAAACGCAATTTTTGTTCCCGGCGGCGCGCGATCTATCCATCCGTGAGCGCGCTTGCGTTCCAGTTCTGTATTAATCGGAACCCATTGCATCACCGCCACTCCATAATAAACGGAACATCGTCGTCTAGCTGGTGGCTGAGATTTCCCGCATATCCACCCGACTGAGCCGGTTGCTCACGCGGCTTTGGCTCGCGCGCAATACAAGAGACGCGACCTTCTTTGTCTGGCAGCGGGTAGGCGTCCAGAATAATGCTGTAGCCGCTGCCGTCTTTAGAAGGAAACATAGTCCCGATACGCGACCACCAAACCTTGCCTTCCTTACCCGGACGTGCGGTTAACAATTCGAAGTGATTAGCCATTACGCTGCTCCCTTTTTCAGTCTCTGTATTTCATTCGCAATGTCTTCCCGCATTTCACACCATTCTGGCGTGTTGTCTGTGTCCGCGATCTTTTGAGACGGTTTGACATGGCAACAGTGATCACCGATTAAAAATGTGCAAAGCCTTCCTCTAGCGACGCACGAGATTTTCCATTCGCCGTTTGTCTCAACACCGGCAGGTCCAAACATTTTGTCTGGCCGTTTAATCATTACGCTGCTTCCTTTCTTATTTCGTTTAATGCTTTGACTTGCTTGTCTACCTCATTCAAAAACTCTTCCACCATTTCCTCAAGCTGGGCGATCACCTTGCTGTCGCGATCCACGCGGCGGATGAATAGCTGCATATTTTCCGGCAAGCGCGGATCAAACGAAACGTAATCGCACCATTGCCTTCCCGTGCAAGCCATCTGCCAAAGCATTTGCGTCATGTATTTGCCGGGAACTTTTCCGCTAAGAAGCGTGTCAATATGTGTGCTTGTCTCCGGGCATTTAATTTCTACCAGCCCTGGCTGATCAACAATCAGTCCGTCCGGTGACGCGCCAGACATTGCGATCAATGGATGCGGAATAAATCCTACTTCCTCGACCGAAAACCCTTTGATCTGCGCGTATGCGCTGCGCGCGTGCGGCTCTGTCTCTGTTCCCCACTGGATTGATGCATTAGTAAAGCCGGGCATTGCAACGCCGGTTAAGCGCTCCGTCACAAGCTGTGTGCGATATTTTTC